TAATCGTTCCAACGATTTAACAGTTCTACTTGGGTGATTATCAAAGGTTCTAAATAGACTATGAGCACATAGATATTTACTGGAAATGGCGTCCCCAGCTGATCCTAGCCCAGAGTCGATCATAGAGATAAAATGAAGTCATCCATATGACGTTGATCACTACAGTGGGAACTAGAGCATCTGACATTGACTGCCCAGTGATCAACAGCATGACATAGGTAGAACACAGTACCCATATACGATATATGACTGTTTTGACTAGGCTGCGACGACGAGTTTCGTAGATCATATCAGCAGTAGCTCTAAAAGTATGATAATATCTATGCTGTCCAGCTGAGGAAGATTGATAGGAGAAATCATATTAATATGTATGCTGAAAAGGGTCTACAGGGGTAAAAAATTGGGCGCGCAAAAAATTTGGGTGGAGTACTTTTCATTTCAAGGTGGTGATTTTAGACCCCATACCAAAATATTAGCACTATATGTACATACAGTGCTATACCGGTCCCCCCACCTGGCCCCTCAACACCTCGGCGACTTCCCAGTACGCTGCCGTTCAGCTTCTGTCAAGTGTCCCCCACAGACACGATTAGCTGCGCCGTCCCAGGCGGGTATCTGATCCATTAGCTGTTGCCCCGGTCTAGGATCCCAGGCTGCATCCCTGCGATCTCGCTGCAGATCTGCACAGGCTGTGCTAGCGACTGCGGCAGCGACTAATAAGATCTTTAGCAGAGTCTGCATGGTGTTCTAGTTCTCCTTGTGATTCCAATGACTCCCATATGGAGATCCTCATTAGGCCAAGGGCCACAGGCTGATCCCCCTCAGGCAGTGTGCGTATAAACTCCTGTACTTTAGTCATTGAGTCTATGTCCCACATAACAGTTAGCAGTGCCTTCTGCTTGGGTGTTAGTCCTGATATAGTAATCATACCAATCCCTTAGCTAATCCCAGTACGCATAATAGGATAGCCACTGTGTTGATCAGCTGCTGCGGACGGTTCCCAACCCTGACTGTCCACGTGAAAAACGCTAGGGCTCCCACTAGGGCTAACAGTTGCGTCAGTGTGGTCTGCTCAGGTGCTAGGTTCATCACTGCATACATTGCCAGCACGAATAGGGTGCCCGTCCATTGTAGGATTTCGTTGATCTTGTGTGTGGTCATAGTGTTATTATACAGTGGTTAGGCCAAAAGGTCAACCCCTAAAGGAAGCCTAGTTCTACGTAGGATTGCGTGGTGTATTCGCGATACAGTCGAACAGTGACTAGCAGGCTCATCGAACCTTCTTCACCGTAGTGTTGATCTGGGATGTAGACCGTGGCATCTGGATCTAGCTCTTGTAGTTGCAGGATTAGGTCTCTGACCAGCATTTTAGATCCTGTAGGGCAGTTAGGGGAGGGTTTTTATTAGATCAGCGCCGTCTTGTTCGCGTATGATTAAACGGGCACCTTGACCACGAGCAAAACGTTCTATGAGATTGCTGACCAGTAGTTCGCGATTATCACCCTGGGCCAGGAACTCTTCTGTGTCCTTGCGATAGGCATAGATCTGGCCGAGGTGTGTTTCCAATCGGATCTCGATCTCAGGTTCTGTGGCAGACTCAGGCTCTTTCGTGACCTTGGCTCTGAGCTCTTTGAGCTGCTCAGAGGTCACGCCCAGATCGTCCAGGATACTTTTGAATGCCTGAGCTGTGCGTATGGTAGTTATGAATCCGCTAATGATCCAACCTAGCATAAAGCCTAGGACAAGGTAGACGATGTATTCCATATGATATTTACTCCGCGTATTCGTAGAATGTTACACCAGGATCCATCAACTTCAGCTCTCTGGCAGCCCGGGTCAAGAACTGGTATCTCTCACGGACCTGGGTGACGGCTAGTTCTCCGTCACAGCTCAAGTTCTCTGGGCTCAGTGCTGAGTCGATCTCACTGGCGATCTGCTGCCGGCTTTGGTCTGTGTTGGTGTTCAATTTAACACCTGAGATCACACCTGCCCAGGAGTTGTGTTCTGTGATGAAACGGGTGAGATTAGTGTATCGTGGCATGGTTCGCTCCTTGTTGCGTGTATGTATATATTATACAGCCAAAATGATCAAAGGTCAACCGCGATTGATTTCGTCTAGGCTTCGCAGTTGATCTACGCGGATCCGGTATAATATGTAGACACAATAGCTGAGCACTAGGAAGCCCAGGCCTGCGATGGTCTGTGCAACAGTAAAGTACGTGGCTATGACACTGAGTGCAAAGCCGATTGTGCCTGCTAAGACAAACATAGCTAGGATTTCGAACGCTGCTGTTCTTTGATATTTGTTCATGGTTAAGTTTGCTTTCCGAAGTTGATTAATTTCTATACTACTATCGTAGTATAACAGATTTTGGCCCAGTTGTCAACCAAAAAAAACCCTAGGGTGTTTTAGACCCTAGGGCACTGCGATGCCCTTACCGGGAGCGAACCGGATTAGGCAGTGACTGCTGACTTGGCAGCAGACTTCTTAGAACTCACTGGCAGTGGGTTCTTGTTAGCTATATAGCGAACTGCTGCTAGAACAGCTGGCGAATCTGAGCCAAAACCTGTGGAGGTCAAATAGGCTGCAATTTCCGCCTTGGTCATTTCATGTGGTAAAGTGACCAGCTCAACACCTGTGTGTCCGTTTTTGGCCAGGATCTTGATACGCATGGTATCATTGGCAAAACGGATCTTGGTCTTACCGTCAAGTGTTGAAACGCCTGCTACTGCAAACTTCTTGGTTGTTGCCATTTCTCGTACCTCTTTGTGTGTGTTAATGTTACTACTCGTCGAGTGTATAGTATACACTCTGTTTGTCAACGCTGCAACCATTCATTTACCCAATTCGAGATACTTGAATGGTTACAGCTTCCTTCTCGTCCAAGGCGGCGATAAACTCGTCGTCGTAGACCAGATCTTGGCAGGCCAAATCAATCATGGATTCGACCTGTTCTTCGTCTGCAGAGCCTTGACCCTTGCAGACCACTGTGAATTGGAATCGATACTCTCTCATTCTTCAACTCCGAAATGTTGTTTAATCTTGTTTCCTGCTACTGCACCATTCAAATATCCATGGTCTGTAGTAGTATTACAAATGTTAATGCATTCATCAACAATCAATTTTGCGAACTTTTCTGTAAATTCGTCAGGAATGTATGTCTTACCAAAAGTCTGTCCGTCAATTGACATAACAGCCTGTTCCATAAGTCGTCTAATCCGCTCGTTCATTGGAATCTCTCCTTGATCATTTAGCGGTCAAACCCAACTTCTCGCCAGCTTCACGCACCCAGGCTGTGAGCTCTTCTTCCGGCTCGGCAAACTCACGCATGGATTCCGAGATACCAAAGCACTCGTCTAAGTCTGCGTAGTTCTGTTCAATGTCGTCTGCACTCATGCCACCCAGATCCACATATTCGTCCGAGCCATTAGTCCATGTGCCCGCAAAGGCCATGCCACCTTCATAATACTGAGCCTCTACACCAAAACCTAACTCTACCAACTTTTCATAAGCATTGATCGGAGGCGACCACGCTGAATCAAAGACAGTGTGTAGCATACGGCCACCTGGATGTATGTCTGAAGCACCCTGCTCACCTACATCCCATTTGGTGCCCCACTCACCCACGCAGAAGTCATACCAGTCCTTGTAGCCATACTTGGCAAGATTGCGAGCCTTCTTGGCTTCGGCTGCCAATCGAGCTTTCTCCATACGATCAGCAAACTCTTTGTCAGTTTCAGGCCGACGGGCAACAGCCACACACTCACCGAAGGTATCCATGGTCAGGGTGATCTTGGCACCGTAGAGGAACTCTGCTTCGTTAAGGTTCATCCGGAAGTCTTCTAGTGCCTTGGCTGCTGCGCGGATCTCTTTGCCGTGAAGTAGTTTGCGAAGAGGAACTCGCTTGCGGGCTACTTCTACGGTCTTGCGTTGTGTGGTCTTAGTCATATTATACTCCCATTAGGGCCATAAGTGTAATAGTCTGCTCACTGCGGATATAGACTCGTCTGCGATGCTGATCGATCCACCAGTGCTCGTTGGGAATCCAATGATGCATATAGACTCGGCCGTGTTCATCTATGCACTCCATACGAGTCTTGTCATCACCATAGGTTTCACGTAGCCAAATGATGGCCTTACGCACTCGCTGATCTTCCCACATCCAGTTCTTTCTGCGACTCAGCTGTAGGAACCGTTCGTACTTGGAGGCAAATGCATGCCTATGATTAGTCTTGGTCCAGTTAAGCATTGGAGTTGATGCTCGCATAAATGTCGTCGATAACACTGGGATAGTTCAGCTTCTCACGTGCAGGACGATCCTGGTTAAGATCTGGAACTCGACTGCAAATACCTGCAACAGAGCCTACATAGGCCAACTCACTAGGCTTGTACCAAGCATACTTCTGACTGCTGTTTAAGGGCAGAACTAGGCTTACTGAACCATCGCTTGCAACTTCGTTGACTACGCAGAGTGTACCGTAACTTGTGCGGACGATGTCTAAGGGTTTAAGTTTCATTTCAGTTCCTTGTTAGCGGTATCTGGAAACACATAGGGCAATACAATCACAACTATTAACAGTAGGGCGAACGATCCCTTGCCAAGCATTACAGCTAAATCTTCCATTATGTGCTCCTACTTATTGTTTACTATGTTAATAGTATACGATCATTTCGCCAAAATGTCAACCAAATTAGACGCACCAGCCACAGGATCCTACATAGAACTTGGCTTCTAATTTTGTTTGGATCCAACGGTAGTCTTTCTCAGTGATGTTGTATTTTTGCAACACACCATCTGGTATGGTATCCAACGGCTCAAATTGATTTGAACCGCAGGCATAGTCCTCGGCATCCTCAGGATGGAAGTCGGTGTTGTGACCAAAGTCGCTCTTATCTGCATCAACGCCGTTGACAGTAAACTTCTCTGCTTCACAAGGTAATCCACGGTAGGGTACAATCTCGATCACTTGGTTCATTCTTCAACTCCGAAATGTTCTAAAATATTCAAAGCAGACCTTGGCCCAGTTCCCTTAAATGTTACTCGGGCACATTCCCTAATAATCAGCTCGGCGAACTTTTGTAAAGATGCTAGGTCATTATAATCACTATACATATCGTCATTATAATATACTTCAGCCTTATCTAAAAGTTGTTTAATCTTCTCGTTCATTTCATATCCCGAAGAGCGGTTAGGTAGCCTTCAACAAAGGAGTAGTATTCAAGATAGTCGGGATTTTCATTAACATAGCGACGGAATGCTTGATCAGCTAGTTCCTCATCGGAGTATATTACTTGGTTATCGATTATCATCATTTCTCGCTCCTAACTGTTTACTATGTTAATAGTATACTATCACTTAACCAAAATGTCAACCAAATTTTAAAACAAGTTCAGTCAAGTCTGCATCAGATAAGACCCCGTTATAGACTCGCAGCACAGCGGCAATCTCTACACCGTCTGAGTTTGTATCTGTGTCTATGAGATCGTAGCCGAGATTATAGAGGTCTCTGTGGATTCCACGTCTGTGGAGCCAGTCCCTAAGAGCAGGCTCTTCGACTAGAAATCTCTCACTACCGCAGGCCAATCGGATCGTACGCATTTATTCGCTGACCAATTTCAAACCGTATTTGGCAGCCACAGCCAATGCTCGTTCCAGTTCTTCCGCTTCTTCTTGCTGTTTACGGGCAGCTTCCTCAGCGATCCGACGCTGTTCGGCTTCATACTCTTTGAGCTGTTTGATACGAGCTCTCTCGGCCTGCTTCTGCTGCTGTTCCTGGACATAGTCTTGGCGGGCCTGATACTCTCGATCGGTCTCGGGCCGTTTGATCGAAGCCCAACACTCATAATCGGTAAAGTAGATGTAGACCTTGGCACCCAACATGAACTCTTCTTCGTTGAACTGTCTGCGGAACTTCTCCATCTCAGCCATAACCTCACGGATCTCACGACCGTGCAGGATCTTCTTCAAAGGTACACGCTGCTTAGAGATCTCTACCAGGAGTCTGTCTTTGGGGTCTTTCTTCACGGGTGCTTTCCTTACTATTTAATATACCTGTAGTATACTATCAAGTGTCTAAAATGTCAACCAAAAGTTGCCTCTAAAAGTAAAACCAGGATAAATAAAGACATGATATACTTATATGTTAAAACTCACAATAAAACTGGTCTCAAATACTTAGGTAAAACTGTTGCTAAAGATCCTCATGTTTATAAAGGTTCAGGTAAGGTATGGAAAGATCATTGTTCTAAGCACGGGTATGATTATACTACTGAGATCTTATTAGAAACCACATCGTCAGAGGAGTTGCGTAAAGCAGGAATATATTATAGCACTCTTTGGAATGTCGTTGAAAGCAAAGAGTGGGCCAATTTAACGATAGAAGAAGGATCCGGTGGGGTTATACCATCTGCTTTTACACCTGAAGCAAATTCCAAACGATCTAACACACTTAAAGGTAGAACATTTTCTGAAGAACATCGTAGAAAACTTTCAGAGGCAAACAAAGGAAAATATTGGCATTCTGAAGAAACCAAACGTCTTGCTGCTGAAAAGGCATCTGCTAAACTCAAGGGTAAAAAGAAACCTGAAGGATTTGGAGATAAAGTTAGTGCCATTCACAAAGGAAAAAAAATGTCTGAAGAGTCAAGAATTAAAATGCGTAAGGCGTGGACTCCTGAACGATTGGAAGAGCAACGGCAAAGAACTAAAGAACAAAATGCGTCTCGTCCGATTTTAACCTGTCCTCATTGCGGATTGCAAGGAAAGAATCCTGGAAATATGAAAAGATATCATTTCGCTAATTGTTCCAAATGCTTACAAGAAGATCTAAACAAAAACCCTGGACAGGTACAAGAATGTGCGTCAGGATTGACATAATAGCTGTTTCCTTTAGAACCTTTGACTTCCACTAGCTGATCCCCGGGTGCAGCTTCAGCTGCTGCCTCAGGGGTCTCAAACAGGCTCACATCGGCCTTTTCAAATGTGCGACCTCTACGATCAAAGCCCTTGATGCCTTTGCCAAAGTGGATGGGCTCAGTTGTACCCTTCTTGATGTAGGCAATGACTGTTGTGCCGTCTAGGAGATAGGTGTGACCAGGCACTGCCCAGTCTGTGGTCTCCCTAACGGCTTCCATTATCGCCATTCCTTCTTGTCACCAAACTGCTCGTTGTAGTCGTAGCCTGCCAAATACTCTTTAACGGAATCAGCATCGCTGACAGCGACACGCTCGCCACTGTTGCCACCAACACCACCATAGTGTGGATCACGCGGACGACCGTAGTAATTGTCTGCTGAGCCACGATCAAACAGGCTGCCGTGATTCTTACGATGGAACTGCCAACCGCGTAGTTGACGGACCACTTCTTGCTGTTCATCGTCTGTTAAGATATGCAAATACATTTGTCGCTCCTTGTTATTCACTATACCTACAGTATACTACCAATCCACTATGTTGTCAACCAAAAAAAGACCCTAGTCTGTCTAGGGTCAAAGTACTGCTACGGAGGAGTACTCTTGCTTAATCTAGTCTGCTGCCTGAGTAGGCTTTGACGCCTAGTTCTTCTTGGATCGCTGCTGCATAGGCAGTGGCCCCATGCTCTGCTGCGTCCACACTCTGACCTGGCCACCATTGGTTCCACAGTTGCAGGCCGCCGCCGTAGGCCTTACGGAATCCCACGTCCTGCAGGGCCTTGCCCATCTTTGAGTTGCTGCGCACATCACGGACCGTGACCCAAGCAAAGCCGCAGGCCCCGCCATCTTTGCCATCAAAATACTTGTCTGCGAGAGCCTTTGCTGCTGTGCGAGCATCGTGCATGGCTCGAACGTGTGCCATCTGTACCTTGAGTGTTTCTACAGTTGCTGTCATTGTCGCTCCTAGTTAGTTACAGTTTCAACAGTATACAGTCAAACGCTCACAGTGTCAACCAATTTAGCCTAGGCGATATGTGATGCCCTGATCGGTAACGATCTTCTGATAGCCTCGGGCCTGTGCGATTTCATCCAGCTGACGAGCCATGTCGCGATCTCGTACATGACCTTGGATCTTCACAGCCATCCAGGACTTGCGGAATGTAGGCTCTTTACGAACGCCTGTGTAGGCAGCTTCAGCGCAGCTGATAAAGGTGTTGGCTCGTGCTCGCTGATCTGAGTTCCACAGCATACGGCAGCGGTCTGAATAGATAGTTGCACGGATGGCAGCTGATCGTGCGTTGTCGTCTGCGTCACGATAGTTCAGTTGTTTTGCTTTCATAGTTCGCTCCTAGTTGTTTACTGTGCTGCTAGTATAGCACCACGACCGCCGTTTGTCAAGCCAATGACCTTACGACCTCTAGGGTGTTTCTTTTCCCCTTTAAACTCCTGCTGAACGTAGTATTCACAGAGTTTGTTACGCATCATAGTGGGCAGGTCCATACCGTGATCGTCTGTGACGATGAAACGCACGGGGCAACGACCCCAGGTGTCAAACTCTAGGAACTCTGCGTAATAGCGTCTGTGCTCTTTGTTTGAGGCATCGAACGCTACCCAAGGGCGTGAATGATAGGCTAGTTTGCTCATGAGTTCACCGTGACATAAGGGCTGTATACGTCTGTGTGTGCGGGGATATCATCTTCCCAATCGCCCTCATCAGAGTCTTCGTCTATGAGTTGCCCATCTTCATCATACATGGGGTCTTCAAACATCTTAGAGAATACAGTCACTTGATGGTCTCCTTCATTACTTCGGTGGTCTTGCCTACCATCCTGTCAAAGGCATTGGCCACACCCGATACGCCCACAGTTGCCACGAACATACCTGCGATAAAAGCTACGATTAGTTTGATCATGATCACTCCTTAACGAACGAATATCCAATAAGAACCTACGGCGATCGCATATATAGCAAACGCACAACCTAGTTGTTGAATCATCTTGCGCTCCTTGCTTTGTTAATACACCTACAGTATACAACCAATCTAGCCAACAGTCAACCGGCTTAGCAGCGGGGAATGTGGCATTTACGCCACACCCGCCGGCACCCTTTGCAAATATTTGGGTAGACTGTCATTTCGTATAAATAAACATATGAAACCATTCGCATACCTAATAACATCAAAAATTGACGGTTCACGATACTACGGTATTAGATATAGCAGAGATGCAGATCCAATTCAGCTTTGGACAACATACTTTACATCGTCGCCTGTTGTAGAATCATATATTCAAAAATACGGAGTAGATTCATTTAAGGTAGAAGTCCGAAAAGTATTTGAAACTGTCGAACAAGCCTTAAATTGGGAACATCGGTTGCTTACTCGTATCGATGCTGCAAACCGAAGAGATTGGCTCAATATGTCAAATGGATACAAGTGTTGGGGAGCTCGTAAAGAATTGGGATATAAAGTATCTAAAGAAACAAAAAAGAAGTTATCCCAATATGCAAAAAATAGAACAGGGGAACATTGGAAAAATTGGAAGGAATCTCGTATGGGAAGATCTCAAACAGAAGAAACAAAAAAGAAAATAGGTGATGCAAATAGAGGCCGTAAACAGTCTGAAGAAGCTAATCAAAAACGAAGAGAATGGGCAGAAAAGACCCAATATAGGCATCCTGAAGAAATTAAAAAATTATTGAGTGAAAAGATGAAAGCTCGTCCTCCAATGAGTGAAGAAACAAAAGCAAAAATAAGAGCAGCCCGCCAGCGTCAAACTGAACAAGGCCGCGTAAGGAATTATAAGAAACTATTGGCTGACTGATTCGTAGATCACAGTCTGACCAAAGGGTGCTTCTGCTTCTCGATTGCCCTTGACAACGAAGATAGTATCGCAGTAATCAGGATCACCCCAACCACCACATGGGTAGCCGTCAGTGAACATAATGAACTTCTTGGGCTGGATACCATTCTCTTCCATAAAAGTAAAGTTCACTTCAAAGTCTGTGCCGCCACCACCCTGAGGTTCGTAGTCAACTAAGTCATGACTGTTGTCGTGTGTGATCTCTTGATGATTGTAGATCTCTGTGTCAAAGCACCATAGGTTGACCTTGAAGTCCTCAAACTGATCCATGATACCCTTGACTTCGCTCAAGAATACAGTTGCGTCTGCTTCACCGATCGAACCACTCATATCAATGCTGATAGCCACGTCAATGGTAGTTGCTTCTTTCATGCCCGGTAGGATAGCACCTGAGTGCATACTCTTACGGTTAGGACGAGTGAATGCGTAGTCATTACGCACGATGCTTTGGATCTCTTGACGAACCAGTGTGCGCCAGTCCATCTTAGGCTCAGTTAGATCCTTGATCATGCGTTGGATGCCTGCGGGCACTTTGCCTGCACCTGCGGCCGCGGCACTTTGGATCATGGCCTGCTTGATCTCATCACGGATCTTCTGTGCTTCGGCCTTGCTGAGGCCGGGCTTGTCTTTGCCGTCTTTGGTCTTGTCACTGCTGCCGCCTGCGCCTTCTTCTTCCTTGATGTGCTCGTCTAGGAGATCGCCCAGTTGTTTGAGCAGTTCAGGCATAGAGATCTTTTCTGCTTTAGCATACAGCTCATCGTAGATCTCTTCCCAGGCTTTGCCACGATACTTTGAATCATAGCAGATCTGCACTTCAGTGATCTTCTCACCGATACGCTCGTCTACGAGGATCTGGTTCACGGCATAGTCCTGTGCGATATTACTCAGCAACCGATCTCTGCTGCCAACACGACCAAAGTGATCAAAGATCCCGTGGCAGATTTCGTGTGCAAAAAGGAACTCTAGTTTCTTAGTAGAAAGTTTAGAAACGAAGTCCCGGTTATACATAAAGTCACGGCCGTTAGTGGCCGCGGTAGGGCACCAGTCTGACGCGTCAATCAGTCGCATCCTTGTCGCCATGTTTCCGAAGAATGGAGCCTTCAGAAGTAGCCCTACTCGGGCAGTTGTTAGTTTGTCAATGATTGGATCCATCTGTCGCTCTCCTAAGTATATGTATATTATATACTCTTTTTGTCCGTGTGTCAACCGAATAATGCTCCATAGCAGTCAACACGTATAAATAAGAGTGAGGATCGCGTAGCGTCAACTACCACCCTCTCTAACAGTTTACAAGGAACAGTCAGCATGAATATTTACACTCCATATACCTACCTCATAACATTTCTGCCCACTGGGCAACGATACTACGGTGTTCGTACCAAACGAGGATGTCATCCTACAGACCTTTGGAACTCCTATTATACCAGTTCTAAGGAAGTACGTCAACTGATTGAGCAGCACGGCTGTGGCTCTTTTGCAACAGAAATCCGTAGAACATTCCGCACAAGAGAACAAGCTATAGCATGGGAGCATCGTGTGCTCCGTCGGCTAGATGCTGCCCGTAATCCTCAATACCTTAATCGGAACAATGGTGATAGGAAGTTTATCAATAATGGTATCACGATGAATGGCAAGAAGCACAGTGAAGACGCTCGTCGTCGCATGAGCATCAATAGCAGTGGTGATAAGAATCCCAACTGGGGTGGCAAAGCATTCACTGATGAAACTCGTAGAAAGTTAAGTGAGGCACGCAAGGGCAAATGTAATCTAACATTAGAAACAAGAGAACGAAATAGACAGATCTGGCAGTCTGAGTTAAACCCAATGCGTCGAAAGAAGTACCTATGGTGGAACAACGGTTCTCAATCTAAACTTGCTGATTCCTGTCCTGGAGAAGGATGGGTTAGAGGTAGGCTATGGTCAGCAGGACATAGAGAAAAGATGTTGGCCTCACGGCACCCTAAATAAAAATGGGTGTGACACCTTAGTAGCATCACACCCACATCCGCATACAGACCGGAGGTCTTAATTACGGTCCTACGGATTAGTTTTCCATGGCGGAGAGTACATATTTGCCAAACCGCTTATGGAACTCCTCGAAGGATTTCATCTTACTTGCGTCCAGGGGCAAGTCATAGTTAGTAAGAGCAGTCTTAGCACCCATCACAACCAGCTCAGTTGGAAAGTTATCCATCATGTAGCGGAAGAAAAGATCTGCCATTTCATCCCAACCTTTGACTTTCTTCTCTGCACGATCTTTGAGCTCGTAGCACAAGGATACGGTCAAACTATACATGGCTGACACTTCCTTGATCTCTAGGCTCTTGACCTTGCCATCTAGGATGTCGTCTGCTTTGGGCAAGCGACCTGCGATCTTACGGTGTGCCATGAACTTGTTACCAAGTCCATCACCTACAGCACCCGAGATCAAGTTCTGCAGAGTGTCTGCATCGATATCGTCGTCTGTGAGCAGATCGCTGACAAAGGTCCATGAACGAGGAGTTGCAAATGCCTTAGACGCTGACTTAGGATCAAAGTCATATAAGTCCTGTTTGGCAAAGCCCACATAGCCCACGACCTCTGGATGGATCTTGTTCAAGGTAGCCCAGTCCTGCCAGTCGTCAAAGTCCACCTTGGCTTCCAAGTGAACGAAACGGTTAGCCAACGGCGCAGGCATACGATAGGTAACACCACGGTCGCCTTCACGGTTACCAGCGGCCACTACATCAACGCCCTTGGGCAGTTCGTAGGTGCCAACACGGCGATTCAGGATCAACTGATAGGCAGCTGCCTGGACTGCAGGAGGAGCAGAGTTCAGCTCGTCCAAGAAGATGATCGCGGTTGATGCTGGGTCCACAGGCAGTTCTGCAGGAGGAGCCCAAACCATCTTGCCTTGATCTGAGTTGTAGTAGGGAATACCTTTGATGTCGGTGGGTTCCCAAAGTGCCAGTCGCACATCGATTACCTCACGACCTAGTTCATCGCCGATCTGCTTGACGATATCGGATTTGCCAATGCCTGGAGGGCCCCAAAGGAACACAGGACGGCGAACATTAAGGGATTTACGGATAGCCTTCTTAGCTGACTTTGGGCCAACTTGGCGAACGCTGGTATCTGCTGTTTTACTCATTTAAGACCTCACTTTAGATTTACTTCGAACAATAACTTCTCTCAGTATTGGTATTATACTACCAAATCAATATCTTGTCAACGGTGTTATCCGTGGTATTTTTACAACACCTTGACGTAGTGAATCTGTGCCACACCATCGGGCCTAAAGGCCTTGATCTTGCCTTTGATACCTACTTCACCCTCTAGCTTTGTGCCCATCCAGAAGTCTAGGAATGATTCTCCCATACGAGCAGAGATTCGGAACTTGTTGTAGTTAGGATTGTAACGGCACTGGATCACAGTGATCTCTCCCTGGACCACATCCCCTACACTGGCTTTGATAGGCTCAGCAGCATAGATCTCTCTCTTGAGTTCTGTGTGTGCTTGATCACGACGGGCCACATCAGGCAAGCAGCCTATAACAGCGAAGTCGTACATGTCGCGGCCCGTGAACTCTTCTTTGGCAGCGATCTTCATAGCAGTTTCCTGGAACGAATTCAGCTTGCCCGCGATGGCTTTGAATGTGTAGGTTTTGAAATGATCTCTGTAGATCCGACCCTGAGCAATGTCTGAGTCAGTGGCCACTGCCAGTGTGCCTTCTCTGAGCCAGGTCTTGATCATGATCTTGTTGGCCCGCTTGACAGGCTCTCGTTGATCTGTGTGGAAGTCGTAGACATCTTCTTTGAGGTAACCCCCATTGATGCGATCAGCAGCAACAGCCAGTCCCCATACTTGATCTGCAGTGAAGTTCATTGTTCGCTCCTTCATAATGTACTTATTATACGATCTCTAGCCCAATCTGTCAACCCCTGAGTGGCGCACAATGAGCCTGAGTTTGTGCAGTAAATCTTAGGGTCGGGGAGAGTGCCGGGGGTGTGGCTTTTTTGCAACAAGGCGAAATCGTTGCATTCTAGATAAATAAAAGCAACGGAGGTTCATTATGACAAGTTGGAACAAAGGCATACCTGAGAGCGAGAGTGCTAAAGCAAAGAAGAAGGCAACATTCGCTGCCAAAAGAGCTGCCATTACATATACTGAGAAGGCCTGCAATAAGTGTGGGAAAGTAAAAGCGTTAGAGCTATTTCCAAAGAAGAAAGATAACAAAGACGGTTGTCATAATAGCTGTAAAGTCTGTGAGGGCAAACGAAAAGACAAATATAAATGGACTAGAGAGCAGTGGTGGGAATACGATATCAAACGTCAGTATGGTATAGACAAAACAGAATATAATGCCCTGTTAGAATCTCAACATCATTCCTGCGCTATATGCGGTATTCATATAGATGATTATAAAGGTGTCTATGGAAAAGGCAAAAAGGTAGAGAAATTATCTATAGATCATTGCCACGATACAGGAAAGATACGAGGGTTGTTATGTTTTAGATGCAATCTTACTTTAGGATATGCACAAGACAATCCAACTATATTAGAAAAGGCTGCTTCCTACATAAGAGAAAGGCAGTAGTTCTTTCGAACTACTGCCCCACCTCCGCCCCGGGAGCGAATCGGTTTAGAGGATTTTAACTAAAAATTATCCCTTGAGAGATTCAAGAGTTAAACCACGGGATTTTGCGGCGTAACCTAGAGCAACGATCTCGCGGCTTGGCTGACCCATTTCGTATTCACGAACAGTCACACCGTTGCCAGCTACTCGTGTGCGAGCATAGATCGCATAGCCATTCTGCTTGATGCGGCTGACTTCTGCGCTGAGGTTCTTTACACCAAACTGCTTTTCAGCCTGTGATGCAGTCAACTTAGCGCCATTGTATAATGCATGGAAAACTTTAAAAGTCTTGGTTTCTTTGTTAAAACGTTTCATGTCTGTATTTCCTATTGGTTAATAAAAGCTGATTACCGTTCTTCAGCGTGTTACTAGTTTACAACAATCTAACCCTGGGGTCAACACTGATCTTACCAAAGTTAGTTCTTTTTGGATAACCTAATATCCGAACGGATGAATGTGCCAATGATCAACACGGCCAACCACGTCCAAAATGTATATGGAATTGACAACAGGGTGCCAAACAGTGTGTTCCATGCCCAGATGACCAGGAAGGGTCCCGCGATGATCAAGACCACTAACAGGATCACCATCAATAAAACTTTAACAAAATCACTCACCGTCTATCTCCTCTAATTCTTGAGCTCGTTTAAGCTCAGCGATCTCTTGCTCAATGGCCTTCTCAGCTCGACGGCCAGCATAGGCAGTGCCCTTGTTATAGACCACCCAGTAGTGATCTGCGCAGTAGTTCTTGCCTGCCAGTGTAGCACAACCGCAGTAGGGACTGGGTCGATTAGCATAGTCCCAGGTGCGACTGTCATAGTCGGGTCCCAGATAGGTGCAGGTAGTTTTCATCTTAGCCTCTCTTCATAACTGTTATGGCAGCCATTGACCGCCATGTGTCTGCGAAACTCTTGCGCAGGTCCGCGATCTTCAACACTGTGCGCAGGCTGAGCTCACGCATCTTTGATCGATTCTCCATGACAAACTCCACGACCTCATCGCGAACAGATTCTTCAAACTCATATGAGTCCAACATGCCGTCCTCAACGATCTGCCGTATGCGTAGGCACTTCTCACGCTCTGTGTCCATTTGTAAGTCAACATAGTGACAGCGGCTTTCCAGTGCGGCCAAGTGATCCTGCAGTTTCTTAGAGCGCACATTCTCAAACTTGATGTTGGTGATAAAGATAGCACCCGCTTTGAATTCAAAGCTATCTGGGATACCTTCAGAGCGTAAGATACGGCTGTCAGTGTTCCAAGAGATAGTACGCTTTTTACTAGTGTCTAGAGCTGCCTTGAGGATGTTCAAGCTCAAGTCATCTAGGAGTACTGAATCGCAGTCATCGAACACGATGACATTGCCCTTTTCTGAGTACTCGTAGAGCTTAGAGTACAGGCCAATAGCTGACATTGCACCCTTGACGATCTCATAGCGTGGCTTACGCTCGCCCAATTGATTGAACAGATCGTCCTTGCTGAGTACTTCATCTACACCAAAGCTTTTGCCCACGCCTGGAGGGCCAGTGACGATCATAGCGCGAACAGTGCCTGCTTTGACTGCTTTGGTCATTTCTTTGAGCACTTCAAAGCGTTCGCGAAGCCGAGCCTTGATCTCTTCGTCCGTTTCATGTGCAACTACTGCATCTGACACTGTGATCTGCTCTAGGCTCCGGTCACCCACGGGCTGTGCGGGCACATCACCTGCGACGACGATATAACTGTCTGTGCTGGCACATTTGACACGGATGCCACGATCAGGAATGCCCGAGTTCTTGGGCTCAGCTGTGCCGCCTGCTACAGTGACGAAGCCACCCTGTGCACCTGTTTTGAAACCTTCTACCAGCTCAAAACGATAGCCCGTTAGACTGGTTTCCTGTCCGCGGATACGATAGGTACCCTCTGTGATTTCTACGATTGCTGGCATCAGTGCTCGCTCCTTGGTGTGTTCATCATACCTCTATTATGCAGTCTTTTGGCTGCTGTGTCAACCCCTAAATAACCCTAGTGAACCTAGGGTTATTCTTCTTCTACCAGCTTGGCCACTGTGACTGCTGCTAGGGCTTCTGACAGTGGAACCAGTCCATCCCTGATCAAGCCTGTGGTGTTGTAGACTGCACCCGCTGACCAAACACCGTCCTTCATGATGTAATAGTACTCGCCCCCACAGCCGTGCACCTGATCTAGGAACTCTTCGAATGAGTGTGCGATCTGCCAGGGTGTGCTTTCTAGGAAGTTCTGGACTGCGTCGCCCTTGGGTTCGCGATCATCGTAGAAGTTGATTTCTTCTAGGGTCTCTTTGACGCCCGAATTATCGCCACGTGCGACCAGCGCATTTGCTAGGGTGGAATCATAGTGCTTGTCCAAGATCTCGCCCGTGTAGTCGAGGTAGCCATCATAGTGACAGTACACTGACTTTATGACATCCCCGTGCTGTACACCTACTCTGCTGCGTGTGCCCATTGTTCGCTCCTTGGTGTTAACTATGTGGATATTATATGCTCAGGCTGCCAAACTGTCAAGTTGGACAGCTGATAACCCTTGGATCAACCCGGGTATTGCCTGCTGTGCTTCACGTTCCGCTTGCCAGATAAGATCCTCTGCTGTACCGTCTGTGAGCACTTCTTCTGCATCTTCGTACAGGAACCCACCCACTATGGTGCTGCCCAGCTCTAGGCCCTGGTACAAGACCCTAGCTCTGAGCATGAAATAGTCTAGTTCACCGCGATCGATCTGTTGGGCCATCTCAGCTAGATCGTAGTAGGGCAGATCCGTGTCAGGGTCTACGCTGGTGTCAAACAGGTGATCCAAGGGGATATCTTCCCAGGTTTTGTCTACTATAACATCTAGGCCATTGCGCTGCTCAGATAACAGTTCTGTCCATTGTTGCATAGTTCGCTCCTATGAGTTGAATTAGTGGGGGCTCTCTCGTTGGCCCCCGCCACGTTGCTGCATTATACCTATAGTATACAGTCTTTTGGTCTTGCTGTCAACCTGTTAGAAGTGCGGGTCCAAATACTCACGTCGACCCGGCGTCATCCAGCTGTACTTGTTGCCCGTGGCGCGATAGTGATCGCCTATACGTGTAAACTTGTAGCCCTGGTCTGTCCAAATGAACTTCTTTGAGATACGTGCGATCTTGCCAGCGTAATAGCTGTCACCATTGATACCCCAGCTGACATCGTCGCCCACTTGATATTCACGCATGTTCGCTCTCCTAACGTAAAAACATAGTATAGCAGATGATCGCCAAAAGGTCAACCAAAAAGAACTATTTCATGGCCTTGTTTAGTTCGGGCCATTGGCCTTGAGCCAACATGTGCTTGAGAATGTCTGTTTCTAGATGTTTGTGCATGCTGACCTGCACCACCCGCTGCTGTCCCTGAATTGTTATGGGCAGCTCCAAGGTCTGACACTTTCGAGCCCAAATAGACACCTGTTGATCACGTGTTCGCGATCTCAAGCTGTCGCGAACATACTGATCAGTGCCGTCACCTCGACGATATCGACCCAATCTACTCTGTGTGCCCGTTATAGGCTGCCAACCCAAGTGATCCAAATAGCTGCGGCTCTTGATGCCTAGGGGATTGCCCGTTTCGCCCACTTTGACTATATAGAATCCCACAACTATAAAGTATACCCAACTCTTGTGATCACTGTACATGACTGTCATGTCAATGTCTGCGTAGTTCCATCCGCCGCTGAGGGAACAGTTGACCACACGACAGACCTGTTGAAATCCGTCTGCTTGATAGTTTCTTACGTCTAATGCTGCTGGTATCATGATTCTCTGCTGCTAGTGGTTAACTTGGTTTCAATTTGGTGGGCCGTGAGCGATTCGAACACTCCACCAAAGGATTATGAGTCCTCTGCTCTAACCTAATGAGCTAACGGCCCTTGTGCTGCTGTGCTGCTACTCTCGATACCCCCTGAACAGCTCTGACTGTTCATCTGATCCTGGATCCACCGCAGTGCCATACGCAGCAACCATACGATGCAGAGGTTCCATACTGTGCTGTAAGACATGCGGAGCGTTACGCTCTAGTTCGGTTAGATCATTCACTCCTGGATAGTGCCGCAATATCGATCTAGCTTCCTCTCGAATCCGTTTGGGAACTCCGGGAGTCTGTTTAGGATGTGCAGCAATGCGCAGCAGTAGATCCGCTGCCCGTTGTATACTACGATATCGTTCATCTGGTAATGTCATTGAGTTATCCTGATATTCCTGTAATAATCTATCGAACATACATATATTATACAGTCTGATTTTCTTAGGTCAACCACTAGCAGCGGGGCCAAACCATAAATACATGTACTAACACCCGGGAGCGAACCCTGTTAATCTATCTAGTAGAATCTTCAAGAGTAGAACGTGTTTGGGACTTTGCCCAATACTATGATCTCCCAATGTATCAGAAGCGTATACCCAGAGTAGGTCACTCACACATACAGTATGTGATAGAAGTTCCCGACTCAAAGATCAATACTAGGCTCTTGTTAGAACACTCAGAATATCTAGAACCAGTGTAAAACCCACAATATCCCGCAGCGGGGCCACCATAGGAGTACCGTTTTTTGGTCAGGGCGTGGTGGGAGAATGGTGGAATCAGAGTCGTTTGAGCAGAGTTTGAACTGTAGAACACAGTGTTTAGAGAATTTGGCTATGGTGGCTTATGAGGCTTAATAAAAATTCACACAATTCCACACTTTTTCACACAATTCTACACAGGTATATATATTTTATATACACGCACGACCTGCAGCGGGGCCTGTATGCATGATTAGTTGTATTCTAGGCTCAGTAAATCACACATTGTGCTGATTTATCCACAGTAAATATCGTCAATCTGCTTAGACCTCAGTGTTTATATAGACTCTAGCTCAGTAAAAAATCATCACTGTCTATGGTATCTTCTACTATGCAGTATGTGGCTTCTACTATGGTACCATCTGTTAACTCACAGAGTTCTACTTCCCAATTCTCAAACTCAGCTACTCGTTCGATTCGATGTACAAAGCCCAAGAGTCTGTTACGGGCTCGCTGGGCTATCCTTGCGCCAGCAAGGCTCTTATAGTAATGCAATCGTTCATTAGTGTCTCGATGTACTAGATAGTAAACGGTTCTCTGCATATACTCTATATATTATAATCCTCTTGCTCGCAGCTTCGTTCAGATCTCATTGACTCTGAGTCTAGATCTGTTATATACTTTACTAATATATCTGCTGCCACTGAAACCATGCTTAACACTGTCTTCAACTTCGAACTCTTTGACCATTTAAACACTCTGGCTCTGCCCACTCTAGTCACTGTGTTCATATTGGCTGTGCTATTAGCTCCCCTAGTCACTCGACTACACAGTCGCGGTCGTCGTATAGCCCAGCGCCTGTTCTGGATCACTGTGGGCATGATCATTGGTCTAGGGCTGGCAAATTTTGCGCTGCTACCGCTGCCGCTTCGCGGTTGGTAAATTATCCTGGCGCCGTTGAGACCTGAGCCAAAATAATGGATTTTTCCACAGTCTGTTAAATACTGTATGAAACTGATATTCGCTGCTGTTCTAGTCGTTGTGATCACGGGCTGTACGTCTCTAAAAACTGTGGTTCCTTCATTTTGGGATGACAATCAAAGCAGTCGTATCATAGATGCTCGTTTTCAAGTAGAGCGCTTGGACTGCGGCAGTGATAACGTAAAGTCACAGGTTTCACGTCTACGTGATGATCTACTATGGTTTTAGCTCTACTCAGAAAGCAAGGGCAGTCGTCAGCAGGATGTCATAAAGATCGTGCATCCCATACGTGAAACTGTGGAAGACATGTGGAAGCGATATTCCGCAGATCAGGCCACAAAGAGCTATTGTGAAATCAAACAGCGTATATTACGCAGTCAAACGCAGAAGGCCGCAGACGCTGTACTAGGGAGATTCTAAATGTTAGGTGAACTATATCAATTGGCCCAGGGGCAGGGTGACGTGGCAGAACGAGCCCAGATCGCCTGCCAAATAACTGAACAGTATCAGGCAGGGGCTATCACAGAATCGGAATATCAGGAACTCATGCGTGATCTAGCCCGTTTTGATGACATCTGTACAGAATCCGCAGAATTGGCTGCTCGCACACTGCTGTTCACTGCAGTGGTAACTATTGCCAAACTCAGTTAAATATCATACTATGAAAATATTTGAAATCCTTAGTGAAAACATCTTTACCACGGACTACAAGCGAGTCATGGAAGCCGTGGCTGCTCTGTACAGAGAGCACTATGACATTGACATTTGGTCCAATGCAGACGCACACGATGAAGCGGCCAAGGTTCTGATGAAAGAACATCCTACCCTGGACGAGCTGGACTATATCATTGACTCAGCAGAGTTGCCCGAGCGTTTTATGGATCTAGACT